TGTGAGTGCGCTGATGGCTCACGATCTGCATAGTGTGACAGCCACACTCTGATTCTACCGTCTGAGTCTGGCCCGACTTTATAGACCTCTTCAGCGTAACGATATCCCAAGGGTATAAACTCTAGGAGGTAAGCAAGTTGCTCTTCCCATGAGATAGACATCTGGCCTGAGAATCCATCTAGGCCCCAACACTCATTGGCATATCTAGCGAGCTCATCAGCTACCTCATCATTCTCAACGCCAGGCTCCCAACGCCAGGAGGCAGAGAGGAGAGTCTGTCTTAGCATGTGCCAAGATCGTCTGACTATGGGATCAGTCCTCATCATCTCTTCAGCTTCAGTGACCCAATTGAGGCCAGTGAGCTGAGGGTTGTTCTCTTTGCCGGTGATGTTACCACCAGAGAGTTGAGTACCTGAAATCCCTTTCACCCCTAAACGTGGGTGCAGTGCTTTAAGGTGTTTGGGTGGCCTCTGTTCGTCTATCATATGGACCCCTATGACGTGAGTGTGTCACGCTTGCATAGGCGAGAATACAGATTTTAGTCACCTCTGTCCACAGAATCAATTTCAGGCAACCACTCCTCAACCGTAGGGGGTAGTATTACCTTGTCAGGATCTTTTGTCTTAATCGGTCTTTCACCTGAAAAGATGGACAGCTTCTCTATGACTGCGGTCTGTAGTTCTGATATCTGCTCTCTGCTAAGTTGCATCTGAATCTGTGCATCTCTCAACCGGCCTATCAATGCTTCTCTGTCAGCGTTGGCTGATGCGAGCTTGTCCTTGAGGTCTTCAACTTCAGACGGATCTCGACCTGAGGCTATAGCCATCATCGATGAGATCGAGCCAGTGATCATCCCGAGTATACCCACTAAGACATCTCTGTTCTTTTCGACTATCTCTACATAAGTTAAGAATAGGATGAGCCCAACGACCAAGAGCATAAAAAATACACTAAACCACCAACCACGTTTAGTTTTCTCTTGGGCGCTAAGCTCTTTCTCAGTCTTACGCTGTTTAATATCCTGGGCCATAGAACATCCTCACTATAAAGTTGCCGGTGACCTGTAACCACTTCACATATCCCTGAGCGCTGAGCCAAGGCCACAACTCACAGATGATGTAGATGAGATTGATTAGAGCCCATCGAGGTAATACCCACATGATCCACTCTAAGACTTTACGGTCACGCGCTCTACTCTTGACCTTCTTAGGACCACCTAGACGTTTTGCTTTATCAGTACCCTTAGGAGGTTGAAGCGCTCTAATATCACTGCCTACTGCATAGAGAGTCTGTGCAGCTCCTACACCTTTGAACTTATAAAGGCCTATCATCACATATCGAGTACCCTTTGGTGTGAATGCATTGGTAGCGCCCTTGACAGACTCTAGCGCTTCAGATGTCAGGAGCACTTGACCAGCCCCACATAAACTCATCGTCCTAGCTGCTATGTTCTTACTGATACCTTCAAGCTCAACTCGCTTAGCTCCCACTGCTGTCCACGTATCATCTTGGATAACCTCGATGACTGTACCCCAATGAATCCCTATTCGTGTATTGAGGTGAGTCTTAGCAGGGATAGTCTGTTGATAGATCAGTGCAAAGTTAACGGCGTCGATGGGTTTATCAAAGCTGAGCATGAAGCCATCAGATCTATCTATCTCTCTACCGTCGAACTTATACAGCAAAGACCTTGCAAGCCGGTCATGATACTGAAGCCAGATGGCTGCATCTTTAGCGCCTACTCTCTCGACAAAAGCAGTAGAGCCGATGAGGTCAAGTAGTACAATTGCTAGTTGTCTCTCTTTGAGGTCGACCATCTCACCACCTCCACATTATGCTTAATAAGATAATCGATGCCAGGCTGATCACCATCGTCTGGTGAGTATACTGCTTTTATACCTGCATGGTGTATTAACTTAGCACAGTTAAGACAAGGTGAACGTGTGACAGCTAGATGAGCATTTAGGGTAGATGCTCCAAGTCTTGAAGCGTTGACTATGGCATTAGCTTCAGCATGATGACAGCCAACCTCGACACGCTGACCACTGATGATGTTGAGGTCAATACGTGAGCAAGCATGATCTGAGTGACATAACTTAGACCCTCCTCGAGGAGGTCCATTATAACCATCTGAGATCACAGCCCATGACTCAGGATCATATATGACTGCACCGACTTGACCACGTGGACAAGGTGAGCATGAGGCTAAGAGCTTAGCTTGATCAATTCTCAGCTTGATGTGTTTTAACATGATCACCTAGCAGAGCTGAGAGACTAATAGGCCACAGCTTACCCAGCTGAATCATGATGGCCTCTGCTACTTCTCTAGTCTCTGGCTGTGAGTGTGAGTCTAGTCTGAGCTTCAGGAACCTTGACCAGTTCAAGAGATTACCTGTCATCCAAAAGGTAGTATTCAAGGACTGAGGTAGAACGGCGCGTGCTTGCTCTCTAGCAACTCCTGACTCGATAAGCTCATTATACATCTCTAAGCTCAACTCCTGATGACGCTCGATGAGCTCTACAAACTCATCAGACCGGTTGACGATTTCAGAGGTCGAGCATTGTAGATTACTTTTAGCCTGTGCTCTCAACTCATCAGGTAGATGAAAGTCAAGCGCCTCTGATGTATAGCGCCGGCTTACCTCATTATATGAGAATGTCCTATGTCTCATGATCTGCCTAGCTACATAGATGGGACAGTCAATGACAAAGGTGGCTGTGTTGTGCTCAAAGGGTGATGTGTGCTGATGCTTAGCTAGATACTTAATCAACCTGAGATTACGATCATTCATCAATCCATTCTCGTAGTCAGCAAAACTAACACGCGCTGCTAAAGCTGGTGTGTGATCCTCTCCCATCGATGAGAGCATGTAGGCATAACCTTGACCGCCATAGATATTCAAAACCTTCCCCCTTTACCGCCTACTTTCACCTTTCGGCTTATTGGCGTCCTAGCTGTATATGACCTCTGATCAACCAACGTATCAGACCAATTCCATGTTATGGCGTCATAGCGCAGTGCGTCAAGTGGGTCCTCACGCCCATCCTTCTTAGGTTGCTCTTTATTGTCCCACCCATAAGAGTAGATAGCTTTACGCAGACTGTTACCTGTGGCGCGCTCACCCTGATCCCATACCTCACGTGTCACTAGATACTGACCTCTAGCAAAGCACCTCTTAAGACGCTGAATACCATTAAGCACATCAGTCCTGATGGGGTCTGTGTTTGATCTCAGAGGCATACCTATCCCCAAAGGTGGTGATGCTCTCATAGCCTTAAACGCTGACCTACCCGTCTGATCATTCCTAGCTCTACCTGCTTTGTCAGCCACTCCATAGTCTAGCCAGATTCGCTCCCCTGGTGCTTCACTCTTCAGTGACCTAGGCCATGCTGTCATGAGTATAAGTCTGGCTAACTCATCGACAGTGACCTCAGCAGGGTTAAGCTCACCACATACCACATCAGCGCCTAGCTCATCATCATGGGCAATAATCAGCACTGATGGCTTCCTGAATCCCCAGTCGATGGCGATACGTCCTGACATGGTGGGCTTGTACTCCCACCCATCGATCACATGAACCTCCTCATTAAACTCTGAGTAGATTAGACCTGTTGGTGGTCGAGGCTTATTGAGGACCATAGCGTCACGCTCAGCTTTGGGTAAAAGTTTAGTTGCCTCAAACCACTCAGCGCTAAGATTGTCTTCGTTGACATAAGACGTGTACAGCATAGGCTGACACCCTGCTGTCTCTGCCATCTCTACCCACCATGCACCGCTAACAGGTAGACCCACTAAGATCATGATGGGTGATGGGCCTGCTCTTAATCGACCTAAAGCTTTGTGCGCCACCTCTGATGATAGCGTCTGGCACTCATCGATAAGACAGACACCACTAGTCACATTTAGACCCTCAAGGGGATTATGGGTGGCGTCACGTGTCCCTGGTCTATAGTAAGACCTACACCACACCGTTGAGCCCGTCTGCGGATCTGCCCATTGACGCAAGGTATGGTTGTAAGTCCAACCAAGTGGTGAAAGCCACTTCTCCATCTCAGGAAGGAGGACACTGTTGTAACGTGGATTAGTATCTGTGACAAGCAAGGAGCTGCGACCTGCTCTCCACTTGCTGATGAAGAGCAGGCTAAACACCAGCGCTGATGTCTTGCCAGATCCCCAACCACATCGAGCCGAGATAATGCGCTCCTCTCCTCTTATCGCTCCAATGATATCCTGTTGGAGGGGGTTGAGGCTAAGAGACAAAAGCTAGGCCCTCTGATGTGGCCTCATAATCTAGCGTTCTCTGTAGTCCATTCACATCAACCTGAGTTACGCTTATGGTTGTGCCTAGATTCACATCGAGAGAGTCATAGTAGATGATGAGCCAATCTGTCGACCGGTCCTCCTCACACACTTTATGATAGGTCCCTTCAACTCTGTAATAGGTGCGCTCTCTACTTGGCTCAACTGTCCACTGTCTCTTCAGCTTCACTCGTACTTTCATCATTTATTTCCTCGTCTGTTATACGTCTTGAATAAGCCTGATTACTCTGCTCTACCATCAGAGCAAACATCTCATCAGACTGTTTATGTGGATTATTTACATTGACCTCTAGCTCTCTCTTGGCTCCCCACCTCTGAGGGAAACGCCTTTCCAAGATCCAAGCCCATCCTCTCCAGTCTTCTTTTAACTCTGTGGTCTTCTTGATCTTATCGAGAATCACAGCCTCTGAGAATGTGATAGCTGCATCAATCTCTTTGGTCCACTCTCCATCCTCACCACTAGCCTTGATCCATCCATAGTAAGTGGTCTTACCTATTCCAGCCTGAGCACATGAGGCCTCAACAGTTAGCCCATCTCTGAGATTAGCTAAGAGTTGATCCTTCTGGCGCTTTGTCTTTTTTCGACCCTTACCCATGTCTATACTTTCGATTAGCAGAGCGCTGATATTCAAGACGTGCCTGTCTTTTCTCAGGTGTCTCATTGTCTCTAGCTTTTTGATTATAGACACGCTGTTTAGCTAGTCGAGCCTCTCTCTGCTCTGGCGTCTGGCTGTGCCTATGCTTTCTATTAGAAGCACGTTGCTTCTCTAGTCGAGACTCTCTCTGCTCTGAAGTCTCAGTCTCTCTCCGAGCTCGAGCATACTCCCTCTGTTTAGACAGTCGTGTCTCTCTCTGCTCAGGAGTCTCTTGGCTCCTGGCTATCCTCATTCTGATTGCGTCGTAACTTGTCACTTGCATCCTCTAACTCTTGATATGCTGACTGAAGTGTACGCTCTACATTATCATATAGCGCTGAGGCTTGTCTGCATAGAGGATCTGACTCACCAAGGGTAAGCATAGCTTTGAGCTGAGTTAGCACTTTAATGACATAGGCTGCGCTATCTTCTCGCGCGTGTATGGGTGTGTTCGTTTCGTCCATAATTTAACCTTCATCCTCAAAGTCATGCTTAAGGTCTTCAATATTAAAAGAGTAAGAGATACCTTTGATGAGATCGAGGTTTAGAGAGAATCTATAAATGTCCTCACCAAATAGCTTAAAGTCGAGAGGTAGCTTGTCACAGTAATCTTTGACCCTTTGGACATATCGAACCTGGCGCTTATTAAAACCAAAGTCTTGATTGATATCAAAGTCACCTAAAGAGAGTTCATCTCGAGCACCACCAAGAGCATAACTAGCCCAACACTGATCAGGGAACAATGCTGTGAGGCAGACGATGAAAGGCAGTGATTCATCAATAGCAGCGATAACACCAAGAGACTCAGAGACATCTTGTAGAGCATCGTGGAGCTCTCTAAGCTTTAGCTTAAAAGTGAGATTCGCTCGAGCACGTATCAGAGACTTTCTGACCTTCTCAACATGATAACCTTGAACAACGCCCTGCGCTTCGTAACGGTCTCGACGTGTTAGCTGTGAGAGAGCATAGATGCCTTTAGGAGTAAGTACCTGCTGACACTCAGCGAGATATTGAAACTCAAAAGACCAGTCTTGAAGATTTGAATGTAGCTTTGTTGATGTGTTCATGATGCCTCATTAGTTTCTTTTGTTGTCTTTAAGCTCTTTAACCATTGAAAATAAAAATCATGATTATCCACTGCATAAGATCCCCAGATACCACCACCAAGGATCTGCTGTATTTGGTCTGGGTTTCTCGGAGACTGATTGTTTTTAATCATATCTTGATCAGTTGCTAAGTCTCGAATCTGAACCGGCAAAACCTGTTTTAAATAAGGCTTGATGATATGAGTCAGCACCTCTTGATAATTTACACGTCTTGACCATTTTGTTTTCCTTTTATCATTGACACGCTCATTGATAATGTCACAAGCAACGTGAGCACCTTTTCTAATTGTTGAGCATCCTTCATCGATATAAATGCAACCATGACCCATAGGGTAAACAATCCAATATTTATGATCAGTGTCTGGCCTAAAGTATGATTCGATATTTTCTATTTGATCTTCAGACAACTCATCAATAAAGACCACTTGGTCAAAGTCGGTTTGAGTTTTACGCTTAGCCTTGATTTTGCCATTACCATCAAGAATCGTCTTTGGTTTATCCGCGCTTCCCCTTGAAGTTTTCTTGCTCTTAGGTTTTGAAGTGGGCTTATTTTGTTTGGGCTTTGAGTCTTTCTTTGGAGGCTCAAACAATGGTCCTAATACGCCAGGCACTTCATTGCCATTGCTTGAACTTCTGTAAGATTCTAAAGCGCCAGGCCTTAATGCGTCCCTGCTTACACCTTGATACTTTACCCAGCTTTGCATCCACTCTTGATTCCTATCACTTTTGGCTGGTGCTTGAGCTTCAGCTGCAGCCTCAAGGAGCTCCTCAAGTTTAGTAGGCATATTCTCAATGTAATACTTTCTGATCTCGCCTAGTGATATTGGTGTTGGATCCGATTCAGCTGTGCCAGTGCCCCAAAATAAAGTAGTCCTTTCACTGTTTGGGTAAACACCTTTAGAGCCGAGACCATCAGCCATTGGTGGTCTGATGCAGATCCTTACTCTATCAGCGACACTTGAGTAATAAATGCCCCATTTTTCAGCGCGTTTACGACTTTCCGCAGATCCTTTGCTTAAGCGATATCCATACATCTCGTTCTGGTAGAGAATGAAATCAATAAAAGTCTTACACTTACATAGGTTGTTTCTCTCTGAGTATGGTTTGATATACTTCTTATCATAAAAGTCAGACTCTAAAATTATAGAAGTAGTTATTTCAAAGCCTTGATAAGACATTGTATCTATAATTCTTGCATTAAATATGCTCGAGAAGTCTGATAAGTTATCTGTCTTCTGTACTTTGCCAGTTGGCCTATTCATGCTGATGGGTATTGGAAGACTAAAAAGCCGACTTGATAAAAACTGCACAAGTTTAGCGCTTGATAGTTTTGAGAATGTATCTTCTGTTTTGCTATTACCCATCAAGATTATTGCAGTACCCGACTTCTTAATTCGTCTCTTTTTGTTAAAGAGCTTAGTGAAGTCAATGCCATCAATCGTAAATGATGAGTGGTGTTTAAAATCAATAACTGGTTCACCTGGACCACTGTAGCCAGATTTAATCATTTCATCAGAAATTAAATGCTTAGCTCCTGCTTTGCCTGAGCACCAATCTATAGAAAGCCATATCATACCACCATGTGGGCATTCTTCTGTTTTGCTGACAATAACCACCCCATATTGATTGTACCATAGAGCAGTGTCTTTAAGACCAATACCGTAGTTTTGATGAAGTCCACCGGTCTGCTTAGATGAGGAGTTTCTTGCATTAATGTATTGGTCTAAATCGCTTGGAGCTATTCCACAACCATTATCAAAAAATGCGAATTTATCATTAACTCTTGAAGTCTCTGAAAATGTAGCGTCAGCCTCAACCGAGTTGATATATAGTTCTCTGGCGAACTGCCAGGACCCTGCAAGCTGAGCAGCCCTTCTTAAACTATTAATGATATTGCTATCAGTCATCTCTTTGATTTCCATAATCTCTCTCTCTTATCCTCTTTCGAGGTTTACATTATTATTTAATAGGAGCTCCCCAACTTGGAGCCGGTTGATTAACGCCAAAGGCGCTAGGTGTTTGAAATTGACTCTGAGGCTTATGATGCACTTGCACCTCTTCACGGTCGTCTTTGTCTAAGATCCTGAATGTGTAGCAGCGGACCTCCCAGAACTTGACATCATTCTGACCTTTGAAGCTCTTAAGCTTTCCGTCGACATAGACCTTCTTTCCACGCTTGCAACGTTGTAGAGCGTTCTGCGCTTGAGCTCCCCACACTTTGACAGTGTGCCACTCTGTTGAGGTCTGCCACTGCCCTTGAGGGTCAGTATAGCGCTCATTAGTCGCGACAGTAAACTTGGTGTATTTGGAGCCGGCTTGAGTAATGACCTCTTCAGCATCAGCGCCAATGTTACCAATAAGTGTAATCTTATTGATCATGCATATCTCCCTTCATAATTCTCTCTAGTTCCTGTTGAGCTTTGATGTTTGAGATCGAGCCAAGTATCCCACTATTAATCTTAGTGAAGAAGTCGCCAAATATGATCTCATGACAAAGCTTTGAGACAGTCCACCCAAGCTCATCAGCAGTACGCTGCAGTCTTGCATACTCCTCATAAGTTAGTCTCAGTGATGCTGTCCTAGTTTTCATGATCTCGACCTTAAAAGATGACAATACCCCACCTAGAAAAAAGACCCTTAAACTAGGTGGGGCATATCACGAATCTCATTTGTTAAGCTTTAAAGCTCAGTCTATTAAGTTTTAAAAGAATGCTTAACGTCTACTATCTAATCTAGTGTTTAGAATCTTGTCAAGACTAATGTTTACATTGTTTACAATGAATCATAGACCCCAATGGGTGAGGTCTAAATTATCTTTACGTCTATCTCTGCCTTTCATCTCACAAGGATGAAACATGCCGAGAAAGCGAGACTTAAATGCATCGTTATTAAAGATGTTAAACATCTGTTTAGGATAGACATTCGTGGTCATGATGACAGCCAGAGTCCCTGCTTTCCATCGTCGATGAATCTGCTCAATAAGCTCTATTGACTGCTTAATCCACCAACCTTGCTTCATAGCTGATCCACCGATACCACACCACTCGTCAAGCAACAGGATCTCGACTCCATCTAACCAACGCTCAACAGGGTTGCTCTTATTCCTATCATTCCATGAGCCTTGAATGTCATTGATTATCTGATTGTGAGATGTATATCTCACTTTCCAATGCAGGTTACATGCCTCTCTAGCCACAGCGTAAAGTATAGAGGTCTTACCATTGCCAGGAGGACCATAGCAGAGCACCGCCGGTGGAGCTCCATCACCACGATTCAGATAGTCAAGCATATTAGAGATGACCTCAACCTGACGCGGGGAGTCTGGCTCATAAACATCGAGGTGCATACCAACAGCATCAAGAGGTAGCTCGAGCTTGTTAAGTCTGTTCATCCATCTTCGAGGAACTTCACAGCGTCTACATATCTTTGAGGTAGGTGCTTTGCTGTAATCACCGCGCGTGATGATCCACCCATCCTGACACTCTCCACAGTGTGGAACTTTACGACATACGAGAGAATAAGACTCATCATCAATCCAAGATGACTTTCCATCAATCCACATCTCAGTCTCTAAGTTACGAGCTGTGAGGTGTGAGAAGTCCTTATAGTCATATTCATCTTTTGGCTTATAAGCTTCATCACCTCTCTTCTTAGCTATGGCCTTCTTAAGTAGTTGAGCCTGAGCTGCTAGCGCTTGAGTGTCTAGCTTTTGAAATCCATTATCCATCACTTTAATCATCATTATCTCCACTGTCGTTTTCTTCGTCGCTTCGTTGGATTCGCTTTATATTCTTGAGCTTGCCAGATCCTCTCTTGTCTAGCTTGGTTGTAAGCTCTGATCTCATCATTGTTCATCAAGGGCTTTGGAGGTTCAACCTCTTCAGCTTTTGAAGTTTTAAAATATAACCTTATAGACTCATTAGTCTTCTCATCCTCAGCGCTCTGCTCAAGCTCAGGCTCAATCTTACTTTCTTCATTACTTCTTAATTTACTATAACCTACTTTATTGTCCCTCAAGTTGAGGGAGTCACCACCTCTATCTGAGGGACCCATCACATCAACCTGAGGGTACGTCACCTCAACCTGAGGGACTACCTCAACCTGAGGGACTACCTCAACCTGAGGGACTACCTCAACCTGAGGGACTACCTCACAAAGCTCAGCAAGCTTAGATGTGTTTAAGAGAATTGTTCTCACTCTGTCAGCTCTACCTGTGTCTAGTCTCTCGATGAGCTCCATCTTAACAAGATGAGATATGCTTCTCTCTATAGTAGCTCTGCTTAAAGATAGGTCATGTCCCTCGTTAAACATCTTATATAGATAAGAGACAGACATGGGCTTAGACCATGAATCCCAGTTTAGGCCGGTCCCACTGTTACCAACTAGCGCCATCAATAGCATCTTAGCAGGGTTGTATTTTATCGGTGCCCTTAGAGCTATCTTAAAAGCTTCATGCTGTTTCATCATTACCCCTTGATAATAAGTTTGTCATTTATTCAACAAACTAGTTGACTAGACATTTATCATCATGATAAGACTGTTGTCAAGCATAGCGCTTGATCTTTTAAACATGTCTAAGAAGACTGGAGAGACAATGAGTCACCGAATTGAGACTTTTTTATATCAGGGAGAAGAGCAAAGACAGCTTGTCATTAACCCTGAAGATTATATTGACCTAAGCTTTGAGGACAAAAAAGCGCTCATGATGGATCTTATTGAAGAGCATCAGCTGTATTGGGATGAGGAGGAAGGGGGAGACGCTACTTTAGAAGACCTGCTCAGTGACTGGGGCTGGCTTGAGGCTAACTTTGTAGTTAAAAGTTCAAAGATTTAAGAGTAATGATGAATCAAAATAAACGTAACTTACTAAGAGGCATCACACTAACTAAGCTGGCTGATGAGTCTGGAACTAGCTTGGCTTACCTATCTAAAATAGTGAGTGGAAAGCTCAAAGCCAGCAAAGACAAAGCGCTAAACCTTTCACGCTGCGCTAATAAGCTTAGTCCCTATAAGATCTTTGATCCTAACGACTTCAATAACACTCTAAGCCTAGCGCTCAAAAACGTATGTGATGATGTCATGTTTAGAGTTCATTGTGTTGTCACTAAGAAGACTGTCTATCAATCAGCTAAGGAGCTCCAAGAGACCTGCAATGATGACCTTGACCTTTTGGTCTGCCTTAACAACCTAGTGAGCGGTGAACATTCACAAACATGGGGATCACTGCTCATCGAACTAAAGCCAGATGATGAACCAGGCTGGTAACAACTAAACTAATGGATCCATTAGAAGAGAGAGAGATTATGAACACTACAACAGAACTATTTATCAGACCTGTAAAGATTGAACACAACATGCACCCAGACAAACAACTCAAGTCAGACATGACAATGATAGGCCTCTTAATCTTGTCCATCTTCATCATGGGTCTTATCTGCTCAGTGGGTAACACTCATGACTCTAATAGAGACTGCGCTTTAAGAGTGACTAAAGGTTTATCACCCTTCCAAGGTCGTCTGCTGATTCGTAAAGAGGCGACCTATGCCACAGCTTCAAAGTGGTGCGCTCGACACACAGACAACAGCTATGAGCAGATCAATCAGGCTAAACAGTGGCCTATGTTCCCATCACATCACTAAGAGATAATGTAAAAGAAAGAGAGAGATTATGAGTATGTATGTACCTAAAAGCGAAGAGCACAAGCACCACCTAATCATGGAGGTTGCTCGAGCACACAACGAAGATCCTAACGCTATAAACCTCAAGTATATAATGTTTGGTCAGCTTTTTAATGGAGATGTCGCCCGCACAGCAGCAATGTCTTATGTTAGAAAGAAAAGTAATAAAGCCTGTTTATCTGCAGAAGGCCTTAAGAGCTTAATCTTTATGTCGGGCAAGTTGGCTTATGTTCGCTATATTGAGCAAAGCGCAGAACGCTGTATCATGGAAGTCAAGCGCACTGACTTTCCTGATGACATCCCACCACAGCGATTTGAGTATACTTGGGAGGATGCTGAAAGAGCTGGTAACACTCATCAACTTAACTATAAGAAGATGCCAGCTGCTATGCTCACCGCTCGATGCTGGAGCAAGATTGCCAGAGACTATTTCCCAGACGTTGTTGGAGGATTCTACTCTGTTGAAGAGATGATGGACAGTGAGAACATGAACGACCATGAGCGCGCTATGATCTCAGCTCAGTCAATGGGTGAAGAGATCAATCTCTCTACTCGACCACAGCCACAGCGCATCACTTCAAAACCTCCACAAGCTCAACCGGCTCCACAGCCTCAACCGGCTCCACAGCAGACAGCAGTTGAAATCACGAATGATAACAGCATACCTGCAAAGCCAAAGAGCAAGCCTATTGAACAGATCCATACCCATCGAGCTACACCAAGTTCACTTGACTCATTCAAGAGTGTGCCTCAGCTGATGGAGTGGTGTGAGTGGAACTTCATACCACTTGATGAAGCTAACCAGGTAGCTCTGGCTCACAATGCACATTTTGACAAGATGACAGAGTTTCAGCGCTCAGAGTTTTTCTACTCTTGGATTCTTCAAGGGACACTGAGAAAAGCTAACTTAAAAGCTGACTGGTGGCGTAACACATCAGAAGCAAAGCCGGTCTTCAATGCTTTACGTCAAGAGTTCCCTGCTATCAGTGATCTATCAGATAGACTTATCGGTAAAAGCCTAGGACGCGCTGACTTTTGGGAGGCTGCAAAGGTCTCTGCTCACTTTACAGACGGGAAACTTCAGGAGGCAAAGAGGGTATTGAGCAAAGTCCTTAATGAGCCTGATATGAATGCAGCGTCTTATCTTTGCTCGATGTGAGTAAGCACAGCTTCCACTCTAGCTAAGCTCGCTTTGATGTCACTTAGATCACGCTCAATATCATTGAAGCGCTCATCCCATCGACCGCCCCTAGCTTCAAGTGAATGAACCTGCTGTTTTAGACGCCCCATCTCCTCTGCCTGTCTAGCTGAGTCCTGAGCCCCTTTAATCACTAGGCCTACTATAGCGACAATAACGCCAATGTCTACACTTGAAAAGTCCATGATAGTCACTTCCTGATGATGATGATGGTAGTAGTGAGAATAGCGCTGAGGCCTACAAGAGACGCGCTCACCCACTTCCATTTAAAGCGCTTCTCCTCAGTCTCTGCAAGTGTGAGCTCTAAAGCATTCAGCTTGACTTTATATGAGTCAATGATCTGCTGATCTTCTAACGTCCTCTGACTAACGATATCAGCTAAAGACTTAGCTTGATCTTTGCACGCGCTAGCAGTGGAAGTCACAGCCAGATGACAAAGACCTGGTTGATTCTGTACAGCATCTTTGACTTTTAGAAAGTCTCTAAGAGTCAGCGTCATGCAGAATCCTGTGATACTTTTACATCTCGAGCGCTCCCCTACAACAGGCTTAACATGCTCACCCATGTAAATCGTGTTAGCAGGGATCTGCTCAGGTAGCATAGGCGACAGCCAGATGATTAGGCTCAATAAACTAATCTGCACACATCACCTCTTGTAGATCTTGTAGTACAGCATCAACACGCTCCTGAGCTATGGCCTCACAGTTTAGAGCGCATTTACCCGCCTTAATAGATTCACACTCTACGAGCTTGAGCTGAGCGTCAATCATTTGAGTATGCACCTGATCTACCTTGACCACACATTCAGCGAGTTCCTCCTTGTGGCTCTGCTCAGACTGTGCAGCTCCTAGGTGAATACCCCATACATAAGCACCTAGCCACGCGCCGAATATGACAGAGACAGCGCCCACATATTTAAGTGTGTCTTTTGGTATGTTGACATTGATCATGCAAACCTCCAAATCATCAATCGTGACTGTCCACAATAATCATCATATTGAGTATCACTGACTTCAATAAGTACACCATTAATTGTCTTATACTGTAGGCCTATAATAGCCGATCCGTCACTCTCAATATAAGCTTTAGCGTGCTCACTTTTGTGTGGGTCGCCAATGGCTACGGCGCCTACTTCACGACCTACATAGCCTAGATCAGTTCTTGAGCTACCATCCCAACTATACCAAATATACTCAGCGCCCCAAGTACCAGCTGCACCACGTTTTATCATGAGGCGAGCATCTAAATAATATTTGCCGGCTGGCAATGTCACTCTATTGTTAGTTGCATCAATCGTTAGTGTATTTGAGAATTGATCAACGACAGAGTCGTAACCTGTTGTGATTTGATAATCAATATATGTAGTCGTTGTCGTAGATTGATCATGAGTATTATTCAGTATTGCAACGCTTAATTTACCAGTCCGGATTGTAGGTCTATATGTCACACTAACCTCCAGATTCTACAGTGTGAATAATTTGTAAAATCAATATTGCCTGAGCCAATGGTGTTTACCTGATACGGTTTAATATTATCTGTAAAATCAAAAGCATACTCAGAGCTTTGAAAATAATTAGCAATCTCACCAGGTATTCTACCTCTATATCTTAGATCTGTCTCAGTAGACACGACATGATATGCTGACGACCTACTAGTTGACCCATCGTTAGACCTTGAGTAAGTCATGAGCACAATGGACCCTGCAAAGAGCTCAGTTTTCTCACCACTCTCAGTTGTTTCCATGTCGTTAGGTACATCAAAAGGCACAGTGTTAACTGTCGCTGATGAAACAGCTGTAGCTTGAATAAAACCAAGTGCTTTTTTGGGGGATGCAGGATTATAGCTCATGATTCTCTCCAGATTACAACACATCCACCGTCATCGGTCGGTGTGCCTGATGAGGTCATTGCGGTGACAATTAGACGCACGTCAACAGCAGAGTCCGAATCAACAACAGCAAGCGCCAGATCTTTCTCTCCGATCGTGTCACCGATAACTTGAAGCTGTCCCTCTAGTCCGATAGTTTCAAAGGTTCCACTGTTGTCTTGTTGCCAGCTCCACTTAACAACGTCAGATGTAGATGCAGCATCAATGTGGGGGGATGCTTCAAGCATATATCGACCAGCAGGCAACGTTATGACACCAGATGACTCAGACAGAGTGATTGAACCCTCTGCATTAGACAATTGATAGACAGCATCAACGGCATACGTTGAAAGACTGAGGCCAGCGAGGTATAAATCAAAGCTGACTTTTTCTACTAATTTATGATTAAAAGTCATTAGATAATAAACCAGTTTGAGCCATCAGTGATCACTGTTACAGCCTCAAATTGGGCGTCAATACTGATGCCGGTCGCGGGCAGTACGCCATCAATCGTCTCACTACTAGGCCCTTTGAGCGTGAGGCTATATGATGAAGCAAGATTCTTAATCTGATATTTGTACCCCGCTCCACATGTAGCAGCAGCTTCGAGCACAATATCAATATTAGATGTAGGTGTGATCAAAAAGACTTCTTCAATACCAGATGATGTCGTGATCGTGTAATTTGCTCCTTGACTGCCCAACGTTGTGATCGTGGGCTTACTTCCACCACCGCCGGCCACAGCTGTATCAACATAAGCAGTAGTAGCGAGTTTAGTTGAGTTATCAGACTGACTTTGAGTTACAGCAGTAGCATTGCCTGTGAATGCAGGTGCTGCAATAGGGGCCACGTCTGTCCCAATGACTAGCCCTAACGTTGTTCGTTGAGCTGAAGCATCTGCATCATCGAGTAAAGCTCGACCGGCTGATGTTAAGCCCGTCACAGCATAGCTGTCTGATCCATCTGTATACAGCATCTTATCTGCTGCCGTCGTTAGACTTGCGATAGATGTAAGACCTAGATCATAAGCTTGAACATTAGTACCAATGACTAACCCTAAATTAGTTCGAGCTGTGCCGGCGTTGTCTAGGTCGCTGAGGTTATTGAGTATAGCTAGCTTTGTTGTATCTGTTGTGCTTACAGTCTCCCATGTCAGTGTTCCTATAGTTGAGCCACCACCACCACCACCATTCGTAGTGAGTACTTTACCTGATGTGCCAAGATCATCAGGGAATACAAGAGTATAGTCAGCATTAGCGCTGTGTGGTGGACTTTTGAGTTTAATCCCATGAGAGTTCTGCTCACAGTTTAGCTTTATTTGCCCTGATCCACTCGTAGCATTTCCTGAGATCGTAACTAGACCTGATCCATCTGGAGTGAGCGTGATAGCTCTATTTGAGCTAGAGACAATCGAGCGCGATAATACATCCAGATTGCCCCCCAGCTCAGGTGATGTGTCTTGCACTACTGAAGACAGACCACCACCGGCGACCACTGCAGCCTCTACATAAGCAGTAGTTGCAATTTTGGTTGAGTCATCACCGGCGCTCTGAGTAGGGGCAGTGGGTGAGCCAGTGAATGCAGGTGATGCAATAGCAGATACATCAGTGCCAATGACTAGACCTAATGTTGCTCTCTGAGCTGTCGCATTAGCATCATCGAGTAGAGCTCGACCGGCTGACGTTAAGTCTGTTACAGCGTAAGTGTCTGAACCTGATGTATAGATCATCTTATCAGCTGCTGTAGTTAACCCGCTGATTGACGTGAGACCTGCATCAATAGGCTGAAAATCTGTGCTCTCTGAGAGAGCTGCAGAGCCTAGGCCTAGTGTAGATCTCTGAGCTGTTGCATTAGCGTCATCGAGTAGAGCTCGACCGGCTGATGTCAAGTCAGTCACTGCATACGTATCTGATCCTGATGTATAGATCATCTTATCAGCTGCTGTTGTAAGACCTGCTATAGATGTAAGACCTGCATCTTTAGGCTGATACGTATTGTCATCGTTAAACGTGCCTACACTAATTGTGCTCTTAGCTACATTAATAAACTGACCTGAGCCATTATGCTGAAGCAGGTTGCCAGACGCTGCACTAGTGATCGTTACATCACTAAGACCATTAAGATCAGTAGCACCGCCACTAGCTGTTACTGCAGCATCTACATATGCAGTCGTTGCGATCTTGGTTGAGTCATCACCGGCGCTCTGCGTTGGTGCAGTGGGTGAGCCAGTAAATGCAGGTGATGCAATGGCTGAGACATCAGTGCCAATGACTAGGCCTAGCGTTGTTCTCTGAGCTGAAGCATTAGCATCATCGAGTAGAGCTCGACCGGCTGACGTCAAGTCAGTCACAGCATACGTGTCTGAACCTGATGTATAAATCATCTTATCAGCTGCTGTCGTTAACCCACTAATTGACGTTAAGCCTGCATCAATAGGCTGAAAGTCTGTGCTTGCTGAGGTCGACGCTGTGCCGAGAGTACCAAATTTATTATCAATACCTTCAAGATGCTTCTCTATTTTGTCACTACCGGCGTTAGTGCTGTAGTTGCTCGGAGTATAATCGCCGTCAACGTTAGTACCGTTTAGGACTACAGGACCAGTTAATGCATTAACGCTGGTGACTAGGTCAGTATTGTCGATCTTATCAATCTTACCGTTAGATACTGATCCACCCATATCATCATTAACTACAAGGTGGTCACCGGTAATCCATGCTTTACCATAAAGCGTTCCGTCCCCTTGAATGATATAGAAGTCACCTTGAACCGCGTTGCTTAGGTCAGCAGGTGAGCTTAAATAGTATTTGCCTTTGTACGTTAAACCACCAGTGACGCTTATATTAGTAAATGAGAGTGAACCACTACCATCTGTCTGCAATACTTGATTCACTGAACCATCAGCTGATGGCATGGCATAGTTACCTGCGATATTTAAACCACCAACTTGAATACTATTACCCGTCGTCGCTCCTCTACCTGTGACATCATTAAGTGTGTCTGAGCTAGCACCACCGCCGGCACTGTCCCAAGGTTTAGCTGAAATACTCATGATTTACTCCTCAAGGATTGTTGAAGCCTGCATAGATGACAAAGCTGTCAGATCCTGCTGCCTTCTTGTAAGCAATAGACGTTACATTTACGCCACCGATGAGCGCTTGAACGTCGACAGAGTATGAGCCAAGCACAGGTATGACTCCATCAGTATTGGCCACACCATCACCAGCGCCGGCAGCTGCTCGAGCTTTGAAGAACGAGACAGTCGTAGTAGAGCCTGAGACAATCTCGACGAAAGCGAACTTAAGGCCAGCGCTGAGCTGTGTACCAGTCTGAGCATCATAGAAATCAGTAGATGAAAGTGAGTGCCAATCTGTGTCATTTACAGCTGAGGCATTGTAGGCAGAGGCGTATCCACCGGCGTGGATGGGATATTGGACACCGAGTCTCATGGCTTCTCCAGTGAGTCTATTGGTTGAGGTTGAGGTTGAGGTTGAGGTTGAGGTTGAGGTTGAGGTTGAGGTTGAGGTTGAGGTTGAGGTTGATCCTCTTTGCCCTTACGCTTTGATAGTACATTACTACCAGCGTAAACGAGAAACAGAGTATCAATAAGGCCTAGGACCTCTGTGTGAGCTTTATCGAGTAGCGCGAGCAATAGACAGCATGAAAGCGTAGCGTAGAACGCCATAGCTTTACGCCCACCGGCTTTCTCTGTGGCAGTCTTTTCTGCTGACTTATCACTCATCGAAATCACCGCCGAGGAGTCTATAGACATGGGCTACTTCATCGATGTTACGCTCTCTCCTGATGACACCCTCACCATAAGAGCCATCACCTAACGTCCCATGTGCGTTACCCTCGACCGTCTTAAATGTGCCATCACAATCAGGAGCGTCAACACAGATGGTGATGTGGTCACCCTGCTTACTGCGCTTTGATGTATACACTACTACAATATCACCAGGAGCCATCCTGTCAGATTCAATGCGTCGGCTCGTATTATACCAAGTCGTGTATAATCGATAACATGAGGGAAAGATCTTCTTTCTGATGTTGATCTTCACAGCAGTCCAACAGAAGGCAGCGAAAGCGCCACACCATGCAAACTGCCCATTGGTCGTGTACTGTTTCTCCCATCCCCAACCTATACCCTGAGAAGTTCGAATGTATGTGTTGATTCTCACATCAGGGTCAACGACATTACGCTCCCACTCGGATAGACCTCTGGCTATAGCTTCAGCGCTTCGAGGGTCGATATGTGGTGTAGGGTGATGGAGCATCCTTGGTGGCAGTGCCTCAAGATCAATAGAAGCCTGATTAAGCGCTCGATCCATACGCCTGACATCATGCTTAAGGCCTTCAATCTGTTCTTCTAGTTCTGCTTTGGTAGGCATATCAGCTATACTCCTGAGCATCCACCGTTGTATTTATGACATCTGATGAGCTTGCTAAATATGCGTCAGCCTGGTGGGTGGCTGATGCATTGGCATAAGTGGTGCTCTCTAGTGTCCCATTGGCGCTAGCAATAGAGTGAGCGCCGGTGAATGTTATCACGTTACCCGCTATTGACTGAATAGTGAGATTCGTGATGGCGCTGTCATGGTCGCCTCTTGGCAGATAATCAACCACATCACCAGCCTTGAAGAAGCTCACGTCATCCACAGCTAATGAGCTGAAGTCATCCTCTGCTACTGTGACAGTGTCTGCTGTAAATGCAGTGACTCTGGCTGTTACATTCCAAGCCACAGGACTTAGACCTGTTACTAAGATCTCGAGTTCACACCCTTCACTCATCAACTCTTGACGTATTGACCTGACCATCCCGACGCCATCAGTCACGCCATAGGCGTCACCATACCCTTTTAGATGTGGTGAGCTTACGCTGACATAAGATCCAACATCGAGATAAATGCTCTGACCTGTGGCTATAGATCCACGCCATACCCTAAGAGGGTTGCTGAGCAAGTTGAAGATCCTCGATGATATAGGCAAAAACTCAGCGTAACGGTCACCAGCTCCACGTCCAAACTCATCAGAGGATAAGCCGGGGAGTGTTAGTGTGATCTTTGAACGCTCACCACCATAGCGAGTGATGGCCTCCTGATTGCTGAAAAGTACGTTGCTCATGTACTTCTCTTCAATAGCGTCATAGTCATACTGATACTCAATCTGAGTGACTATGTCCTCATACACTCCCCAATATGGGGGTTCATCTGCTAACCAGTCGCCGGCTGATATAGACAGATCAGTGTTAGCACTTCGATCATTACCGATAGATACGAGAGTAATCTTACTTACACCGGTGCTAGGATCTCGCCTCATAACTATAGCAGCGCTGAGTAATTTGAGTATGGACTCGACAAGCTCTCTAAGGTCACCCTCATCACCAGATATAAATGAGTCAACAGTGATGAGGCTAGTGCTATCAACAGCTAAGAAGCTTTGCTCATCGATGTGGCTATCATCAATGTTTAAGCCTAGGGTGAACACGTCATAAGTACCATTGAGCCCTTCACCGCCTCCACTCTCGAGCAGCTTAAGCAGTGCTACACCAGGTCTATCTGAGTTTATCCTTGACGCTCTAAATATAATAACGCGCTCATGATTAGGCCAGTTTCCAAAAGAGACATTTTCAGCAAGGCTTTGAGATGGGTCTAGGTGAATGAAGACACCAACATCTACACCGCTAAATGTAGCCGTAGTCTCATGAGTAGCTACAAAGACTTGATCTCTTTGCTCATTAGACTTTCGATCTGTGAATCTCACCACGATGTCAAATGAGCTTGAGCCTGCTGTGCTCGGTAGACCTATAGAGTTCTCAACTAGGAATCGATCTTCATAGAGCTGATAATAAGCAGAGGCTACACCCTGCAAAGGAAACTGAGCTGAGAAGGTTGGAGGCTGTACTTGTAGCCTTCTGAAGACTCCGTCAAAAGTGTTCCTTATATCTTGTACAAAGTCTTCATCTCTTGACGATAGATCAATTGGATACCAACACCTAGACCTATCATCGAGCGCCATGAGAGCACTATTAGCAGTTCGCCAATATCGAGCGTTCTGCCAATTTCCTAAACCACGCCTCTGCATATCTAAGATAAATTTTAGTTTACTCGACCATAGAAAAATCTCTGTCTCGACATTGGATCTAGTGGTCTTTCTTACTATTGCTTGAGCTTGTCCATTTAATGCCCAACTAGCTAGACCACCAGAGAGGCCAGCAGATGAGCTAGGGCCATCACTGTTTAAAGTGTCATTGATTACATCAGGCCACTTCTTTAACTCATCAGACCCTAGTTGATGCTGTTTTAACTCTGCTAATCTCTCAACAGTCAAATTAGTAATATCTTCAAGCTCTGCCTGTGTAAAGCTCTCAGAGAGTGATGCTAGTGTACAAGTATAAATGGTCTGACCATCCCCATTAACACCTGCTGCTATTGCAGTGGGGAAAGCATACTTATCTTCAATTGACATTCTAGGCTTGAGGCGTGGGTAACGTGGGTGAGGCTGTCCATTGAAGTCAGTGTCTGCTGAGCCTTTTGGTAGACTGAGATCAAAGTCAGCCTCAAGCGCAATATTTGAATTTTTGATCAGGCTGATTGTACCTGCTGTTATTGTGCTTGTAGAGTCGACTTCATATCCCCATAGGGAGCTTTGTCTGATCCCATACTCGAGCATGTTGGAATCAGTACCATAATAATGATAGCCATCTAATAGTGAGCTTTGCCCAACGCCCTTATCACCTAGCTGAGAATCAACCAACGCCGTTAGAGGTATGAGGCTGATAGAGATTGCGTCTTGCCTCTCGATCACAGGTGAGCTCTCGATGAATCCATTCACCACTTCTACCCATGAGGATAGTGATCCACTTGGATGCTGATGAGCTGCATAGAGCTTAGCGCGTCTGCCTCTGAATGTAGTGATCTCAGTGGTGATCTCAGGGACGCTTGAACCTTCTAACGTTATGCTGTGAGTCTGCCTGGGTGTGTTGCCTACTGCGCGACCTGCTAAGACATTGAGCTGTGTTGTGGTCGCGCTTATCGCTCTAACAGTCTCTGATCCAACATGTAACAGTCGAGGATAAGAGAGTGAGGTGAGATCTCTATCAACTTGGATCACTGAGGCTGATCTAGTTAGTGATGCAGTGAGTTGAGCTTTAGTAGAGGCTGACCTCTGACCACAACGACCAAAGACTATACCTGCATCACCTAGACCACCTCTCTGTCTATCTACTGATAGAGTGACAGTAGTGCTCGAGTATTGACCTACACCACCAGCGACATCAAGAGATGAACTATAGCCACCTACCTCTATGATGCTCTCAACATCTGTATAATTTATACCACTGATGATCTGAGTATTTAAGCCGGCTGTACCACCTCCAGAGTGATAGCGATACTGAAGACCACCCACCTCTAAAGCAAAGACGCGACGCCCATGATCACTATTAACACTCATGGTGTCACCTCAACCTCAAATACGTCATAGATGTGAAATCCAGATATGGCCACATCATTAACGGTCACACTTATATTCAGTAGCTGACCTCTATTAGCAGATGGTACATATAGAGGCCTAATCAATACGGTGGGTGATACGTTAGTGGGTGCATCAATAAGCTGAGTACCACTAAAGATGAACTCATCAGGAGCGTAGCTGTAACCTTGGGTTGATAGATCTGTAAACTTAATCCCTTGATCAATGATACTGCCTGTAAATGAGTTGCCTGCTGTGCTTCTTAATTGACACTGTATATCAGGATTCGATGACCCTGTTTTACCTGCATAGCTAATTAAGATGGCTAGTCTCTCTGAGAGAGCTGTGCTCTGATATAAGAAGTTATAGTCATATCCCTTATAGGCGCTACGTATGACCCCATAATTATGAAGTCTTGACCCTGTACCAAAGACACCAGACCACCCACCATAAGTGCTATGACTGACTTGGTAGTGAGCTTCACCGAGAAACTTACAATGGCTAAGTTGAGCTAGACCATTAGCTAACTGTGTAGCAGTCCCACCCATGACCACTTCACCATTATAGCAACCATCAACACTAGGTAGCTTAATAAAACCGGTGGGTATTAGCATGTCACACTCCTATGATTGTTAAACCGGCGACGTATGGCAGATAGGTTCCACTCCCACCATCCATGTCTACACCAAAGATAAACAGCTGAGTTAGATTGTGAGCGCTCTCATCAGGTCCTACTCTGTATACACTAAGACCAAAGTCATCAGACCTTGGCAGTTCATCAAGTCTAAAGTTGAGTGTGTGAGTTGTCCATCCTGTGGAGTTCATCGTGATGCGCTCTCCTAACAGGTCAATAGAGATGGGTGTGTAACTACCTCCATTTTGAATGACGTGAACATAGGCTGTGAGGTCTAAAGTTGAATCATCTCTCATACCGGGGAAGATGGCAGACTCACTAAACATCGAGTTAAGATCACCTGTGGCAATAGCTCGAGGAGCTGCACCGGCTGAGCTTATACCTGATCCTGAGCTAATACCCTCTACACCTGACCAATTAAACAAAACTCTAGGCCTTCTCCTCAGAGTATTGATGTT